ATGATATTTGATATTATATTTGAGTTTATGTATATAACGTTGGTTGGGTTAGTCGACTTGTTACCGTCATTGCCACAATTTGACTTCTTCAGCGGATTAAGTGGCTTTTTTGAACTGTTAAGCTGGGGGCTGATATTTGTAGATGTGAATGTTTTTATTGGTTGTATTAGTGCATGGTTTGCTATATACAACTTTGAATTTATATACGCAATCCTTGAATGGGTTTGGAAAAAGATTCCCGGTATTGATTGAGTAATATTTTTTTCGATATGGCTCATCGCAAAGGCTTGGCCTGCGATGAGCCTTGAAAAAATAGCAAATAATGTTTCACGTGAAACAATCTCGAAAGGGGTTAAGTAAGATGTTTGTTCTTAAGTTTTTTGGAAGCATATTTATGATATTAATTAAGATGTTTTTGGTAATATTGTTGTGTAGTGTTCTGAAAAGTGTAGTGTTGCTGGTATATCAATTGATTAAGGGCGTAAAATTAGAGGATATTGAATTGAGCCGGTGGGTTGACCTGATACGTTATAAAATCTGGGATATAATTCATTATGATAAGAGTGAATTTCCTATTAAGGGGATATATATGTTCGCTGGCAGGCAGGGATCAGGGAAGACTATAAGCATGGTAGAATATGCTTATAGACTGAAAAAGAAATATCCTGATTTGCTTATAGTAAGCAACTTCAATTGTTCATTTGCGAAGAGGATGAAAAGCTGGGAAGATTTCTATACAATTCGTAACGGAAAAAAGGGCGTGTTATTTCTTATCGATGAGATACAGAACGAATACAGCAGTTCGGATTCCAGGAATTTTCCTCCGGGATTGCTTCGACAAATAACAATGCAGAGGAAGCAGAGCATAGCAATATTTGCGACGTCTCAAGTTTATACAAGGGTTGCAAAACCAATCAGAGAACAGTGCTTCTATGTAATAGAGTGTTCTTGTTTTTTGGGCCGGTACGTTCGCCTGAAGTGTTATGATGCGGATGTATACAATGATATTATAGAAACTTCGGACCCTGAAAAGCGGATGAAGATGCGTCCGCTTTGGAAGCGTAAATATATTCAGTCCAACAAACTTCGTCGTATGTATGACACTGATGAAGTGATTGAGACTCTTCAGGGAAGGCAATATAATTTTGATATTTCAAAATACATATAAAAAAAATCCGCTAGGGATTGAGCCGGTGGTAACCTGCCGGCTTTTTGCTATGCTGAAAAAAAATATTTTAAAAATACCTTGACAATGTCATGACAGTGTGTTATGCTATATATAGATAAATTAAATAAATTAAAAGGAGTGGTTAATATGATAACTAAGAAATGTTTGAGAAGAAAATTTAAGGGATATAATTTAAAGGATTCTGCGTTAGATTTTATAATTGAATCTCTTAATGATTTGGTGGTTGGTTTGTCCATAGATGATATTGATATTTATTGTGTTACCAATGGTTGCATGTCGGTTAGGTATTACGGTTATTACCATGTGTGCTTTCTTTACGAAGGTGTTCATTACTAAATTTAAGGAGGGTGTTTATGAGAACTGAAAAAGTTGAAATAAGGTTAACGAAGAAGGAAAAAGAAAAATTCATAGAGTTAAGGGATAAATTAGGTTATTCTAGTATATCTGAAATGATTAGGCATATTATTATAAACTCGGACCCCAAAGAGTGAGATTGTTAGTCTTGATATATGGCTGATTCGATATAAATATATATAAAAAAAAATCCGCGTTGGCGGCGTGAGAATTACAGCCGGACCGGCACCGGATGGGAAGTCGCGGGTAATTCTGTGACTTGGGGACTCTGTTTCGTCGTGTAATGCGGGCAGGGTCCCGCAGTGTAGAAATTGGCACGAAAAAGAACTTGGGGTACTTTGTAGAACTTTACAACTTATATACTTGACTAACTAACACTTAACGGGAAGAATGAGGGGGCTGTATTATGAAGAGGTTTTCAGAGAGCAAGTATATTAATAGTTGTAGCTTTTTGAGGTGTTATAACGATGATGTGTATAAATTAATAACAATGAAGTACAGCATAAAAGTATCGGGATATGAAGAAAATAATAATAAAACTAGAGAAAAAAATGGTGAAAAAATGGATGAAAGCATAATAAGGACACGAAGCAAAATATTAGAATATGCCCTTTGTAATGAATTTGAGTACTTTGTAACACTGACTTTGAATGGAGAGAAAGTTCAAAGAAATGATATTGACGGTTATATTAAGAAGCTGGGGCAATATATAAGGGATGTAAGAAAATTTACAGGGCAGAAGATTGAATATTTGCTGATACCTGAAAAGCACAAGGACGGTGAGAACTGGCATATGCATGGCCTTGTAAAAGGCCTTAATGATATAAGAAAGTTTGATGTTAGTGAAAATATTCCTGTGCGTATGAGAGATAAAATATTGAGGTATAGAGAAGAAGGCTTGGACTTGTACGAGTGGCCCGGATATGCAAAAAGATTTGGGTTTTGTTGTATAGAACCGGTTCGTGATAAAATGGCTGTAAGTCGTTATATTACAAAGTACATATCAAAAAATATTGATGGAGATATGGGCATAACGGAAAAAAACAAAAAGAAATATTATTGTAGCAGGGGACTTAAGACAGCGAAAGTAATAAAAAAAGGTGTTATAAATATCGAAAATATTAGGTTTGATTATGAAAATGATTATTGCCGAATTAAATGGCTTAATGCTGAACAGGCAAAGGAAATAGAAAAGCTATTTTATTGTTGACAAAAAATAATACATATCATATAATTTATAATAGGAGGTGAATGATATGTTAGGTCATTTTTCAGGTATTTTCACAGGGTACGAGAAGAAAACGGGCAAAAATGGAGAATATTATATAATAAGGTTTTTAGATGAAAGAGGAAAAATATTTGAATGTATAGCTAGGGATGATTTTGATACTATAATATGTTTGGACAGGTTGCAAGAGGTAGATTTTATAGCAGAAGTTGAAACTGGAAGATATGGAACATCAGTAATATACAAGGGATTGGTATAATATGTTTGAGCAACAAATAATCGAATTAATACAGCACCAAAACAACATATTGACAAGTATATATGCTTTTATAGCTTATGGCTTTATTTTGTCGGTATGTAGTTTTGCAATATATCTCATGCTAAAACCATTATGGTTTTTTATGAGAAAGTACTAAAAAGGAGGTTAAACAGATGGGTGGAGGAACTGGAACATTACTTGTAAATGTAACTTCTGACATGCTTAAACCGATCAGCGATGCAATAACGGGAAATCTTGGGGTATTGCTTCCTGTGGGAATAACCATCATGGCAGTGATGATCGGCGTGTCTCTGATTCCGCGAATCATTTATAAGTTTTTCTAGGGTGACTCATTCTTATAGCTTCTGGGAGGGCGATACGCTCTCCCAATTTTCTTGAGAGGGGGATTATATGAAAAGATTTGTTATAGTTTCTATTATGACTATTATATTATTAGGTTGTAACGTTTTCGCTTTTTCGTTTGTTGAGCAGGGATTACCCAAAGAACCGGACCATGATATGAAATGGATAATGGTTCAATGTGGTAATACAAAATATTATTTTGAAACAATACATGAGTTAGATGAAGAATCGATAGGAAATGACTATATGAATATAGATTACAACAAGCTTAATAACGGTAATCCCGTAAAGGTGTATGAATATGATGAAAGTAATGGGTGGAAAAATTACAATGTTAAGTTAAAGTCGATAGGATCCCGTTGGTATAAGATTGAAATCTTATGTTCTAATTATGATATACCGGGACGTTTTGTTATGTGTGAACCATACTTGGGATTTATAAGGAATTGTTTAAATGTGTCTGATGTGTTGGCTTTCAGTATTACTATTTTTTCGGTTTTGATATCTGTTAGTTTAATACCGAGAATTATGAAAAAATTAAGTGGGTGTTCATTATGACTATGAAGAAGATATTAATTATTGTAATTATAATGATGATAATATCTATGTTGAGTTGTTACATTTATGCCGATGAACCTGTTCCGGAACCTACGCCAACCGATCGCGATTATTCGGGATTTTTAGGACGAATTATAGAGGCTATTGATGGATTAGTTTCGGGAATAGGGAATTATATTTTAGATGGTATAGAATATTTATTTGTACCAAAGTTTGATTTTGAGGGCAAAATAAATAATATAAAGGATAAAATATCTGATAAATTCGGCGGCGTGGGTGAAATGTATAATAATATTATGAATAATATAGGACAGATTCAGGAGAAAGAATTCGAGGGAATTAAGATTGATTTGTCGGGTTTTATCATACCGATTCAGAAGGAGTTGTATATATTAGAACCCGGACCTGTGAATTATTATGCCCAACATCTGCGTTCTTGGATTTCGGGCATAATGATATTTTTTACAGCTGTTTATTCCCTAAAAAAAGTATTGCAGATAATAAGGGGGACAAGTCCGCTATGA